GGTAGCTGTAGCAAATCCCGCTGAAGTTGCCCCAAGTGTGGCTTTATAAGCAACAAGACTTCCAAGTGAAATTCTTGACGCAACAGTTATTCCAATAAATCCCGCTTTCAATGCCGCTATTTGTGCGCCTACTATTGGAACAACAACTGCAATTCCTTTGATAGCCGCCGCAATTCCAATAAATGTTAACGTGACTTGACCCGCTTCACTATCGACAAAGCTGACAATACCTTCAATTAATGCTGTCGTACCTTTTGTAACTTTTAAAATGATAGGCAATAATCTATTGCCAAGTGTTATCTGTAGTTCAAGAACCGCATTGCTAAAAGATTTAAAAACTTCTGCGGGGGATGCGGCCATAATCGCACCAATTTTGTCTTCGCCTTCTTCAAGTGATCTGTTTAAGGCTCTTAGAATAATGTCAGATTTGAGCAAACCTTTTGATGCAAAATCTTTTAACTTCCCCTCTGCAATTCCTGTTTCTTGTGAAATAGCTGTCAACAGTTGCGGAACTTGTTCTGCAATACTTCTAAATTCATCCCCTTGTAAACGTCCAGAACCTAAACCCTGCGCAAGCTGTGTGAAAGCGGCGCTTGCTTCTGTTGCATTTAATCCCGCTAGTTTTGCAATAGTGTTAAAACCCAAAAATGTAGTTTCTATATCTTGAAGTGATATTCCAAGAGGTCGCAATCTGGCGAATATATCTGTAACGCCTTTTGTTGCTTCAACTATTGACAAATTAAATTTATCTTGTGCCTTTGCGACTAATTCTTGCGCCCCTGCAAATTCTCCAAATTCAGATGTCAACACTTTCATTCTTAGTTGTAAAGCCTGAAAGTCTGAAGCTGTAGTAACAGCCTGTTTTGCAATAGCTGTAAAAGCAACACCCGCAAATGCCGCTTTTAGTCTTCCTAAATTGTTCTGTAACCCTGTTGTCTGTGCCTGTACGCCTTTTAATGCTCTTGTGGCCTGCGAAGCATCAACTGTAAGTTTTACATTAGCCTGTGCCACAAATCAACAAAACCTTTTCTTATATATTACCTTTTATTTGCTCTTTGACGATTTATTTCTCTTTTTTCTCTTTCATTCTTAACTTCATAATATGCCGCCCAAAAAATCAGTTCTTCTTCTGTAATCAAAGAACGTAATTCCTGTAAAGTTTTACCTAATTCTGTTGCGAGAAAAAATTCAAAATTTATCCAATTATCTCGCGATATTATTTTTTTGCTGTATCAACATTTAATTGAATATCAAACATAAATAATTCAATTTCGTTCAATACACTTTCTGGAAGTTCTCTTTGTAGGTTGGGCGCATCTGCGGGTGCAAACGCCTTTGACCCATCTTCTAATTCTGCATTTTTACAAAGAAGATAAGTTGATATTGTCAAAGCATCATCTGTATTTGCGGCTGATTGTGCGCGAACACGATCATCCCTTGTCAAAGGCTTAAAGTATAAATCGACAATCTTTTCGCCGTTTTTATTTTTAAATTCGTATTTTCTTCTGGCTGTCATCTGATCTTTATAAGAATCAGTTAACAGGTCAATAGTTCTTTTTTGCATTGGTTGATTAGTTGACTAATAAACTCAATGTATCAGATAGCGCTTGTTATGGTACCGCTTGTAATGAAACTGATATTTATTACTTGAACTTCGCCAAGTGTTGCGCCATATTCTGCGTTTGTGATAATTCCCGCAAAACTAATTTTCTTTGCTGAAGTTGATGAATCAGGAAATAATTCAAATAAAGCGTCAGCGTTATCGCCTGTAGTTAAAACATCATCAATAAATGTTGTGTACCCTGCACCTGTTTCTGATGGATTGTAAAGAAGTTCCGCTGAGCCTTCGCCCGCTATTAAACCGCCGATATTTGATTTAAATGTATCGCCTTGTTTTGTTGTTTCCATCGTGTCTTTTGTTATAGACAAAGACCATGATCTTGTTTGTCCAACGTCAGCTTCGGTGCCGCCCGCATTTTCAAACATAATTTTCCCAACATCGCCTTTGATAGCCATAACAAAAAAAAGAATCTATTTATAAATATATTAACTCTTAATTGTTTTTTTTACATCTTTTTTTAATTTTTCTTGCTTTTCCATATATCGCCTACAACGTCCATCCCAATAAGCGGGGTCACGGCGACCCTTTACAGCTTCGATTGCATCAAGCATTTTTTCTGTGATTTCCATTAAAGTTCCTCGAAAATTTCAAAGGTCATTCGCAATTGTGTCTGAAATTGACCTTCTGGATTTGGATTGTCAACGACCTCCGGCCCAATTGGGGCATCGAAGATCACATTAGAAACTGTAATTCGATTGTATAAATCCCGCAACCTTTTGCCGATTGTGTAATTATCGCCTGAACCGATTCCCTGCGGAGTAAAGATATTAAAAACAACAATTCCATTAACGCGATTCAATCCGTCCGCATTTCCCTGCGTCAGATAATTACTTTCGCCGAATGTTGTAAGGCATTGAACAAAGGTTGTAACGGCGCTACTATCAAACGACATATTATGAAAAACAACAGATATTGCGGGGCTACTAGCAAGTTCTGTTGCGACTCTAGCTTCGATTGTTGCTCTTACTGTGTTTAAATCAATAGCGGCCATTATTTACCCCTTATTTGTTTGTATAAGTCTTGAATTTCGTTTGCAAGTTCTTTTGCCAACAAGTCAAGATGTTTTGGCTTAAGTCCTTTTAAACTTCTGTATGTCCCACCCCAAGACGGCGGTAAACTTGTTCCGAACATAACAGGTTCAGCATATGGAACATTATTGTGAATATGATATTTTTTTCTGAAATTTTCTTTTCCTAGTTGATAATTTAAAGGCTTCGGGGGTCTTATAACAGTTCCTTTACCTGA